TCACCTGGATTGATTGTGAGGTTATATCCTGATCTCCAAAATATACCAACATTGAATGATGTCTCAATGTCAAAAAACAGTCTTTTTCTTACCATAGATGGTGTAAACTTAGAACATATATCTCTGTCTAGCAAATTTAAAGAGATATGATAATAGTAGACCAATGGCTACTCCCACAAATAATAGACTAAGATTGCCTCTACCCTTAGGTCTTTCTGCCTTAGCTTTTTGTACCTCTGCCTTAGCTTGTGCTTTCTCTACTACTCTATCTTTATAGATAGTCTTTACTTTTATTTTATATTCTATCCTTTTATCCTGTCTAGTCTTAGGTACATATACTGTCTTATACTTTATAATAGTATCCTTAGTATTTATAATTTTTTCCCACACTATACTATCACGAATGATAACAGGGATAGAATCTAGTGTAGTAATCCTGATAGTATCTGATGTCTGCTCACAGGCATATCCTTTACTAATAGCCTTATTAAGATGATACTGAGAAGAGCAGCTGCTCAGTAGTAATATTATAGCTAAGTATCTCATCATTCTTTTATTTCAAAGTGCATCCAATCGTAGTTCTTCTCTCTGCCCAAAGATATAAACCCATGCTTGTAGAAAATATCTATCATAGCTTTGTATTCAGCTCTTGCAAATCTAGCAGTCTTAGATGATTCTTTAAGTAGATTTCTAGCAGGATCTAAGTCTATTGCTACACCCCATGAATGCATGGATAGAGATGTGCCTCCCCTCATCTTTCTATAGTTAAAACATCCACCGAATAAATCTATCCCTAACTCTTTAATCTTATCATAGCCATAGGTAGCTAGAAGCTCATTGAATACAGCTGTAAAATTATCAGCTACTAACTTATGACACATCATAGTTTTGACAGTGCTATCCAAGTCCCAAGCTATTCTCATAGGATAAGGTAGCTTTATCTTTACTAAGTATCCTGCACCTGTTACATTAGCAGTACCATATTTAGAGGTAAGTTCCCAGCGTGTCATTCTTTTATCTTATTTAGATTATCTTTAATATCCTTAGCTCTAGCAAATAATGCCTTAGCACTTTGCCAAAGGTCTAAGTTTCTAGTAGAAATTACTTTAATATTTTCATTAATAGAGATTACCTCTACAGATGCTAGGACCAATGCTACTATTTTAGTGAGCATAAATGGTATACTAAAGAATGTAAGAATTATATCATTAAGTATGAATTTGTCTATTAAAAAAAACATTATCACAGTAACCTCATACAGTGCTAACTTGCTTATAATAGATGAGAGCTTTCTGCTAGTTATTTTCTCTTTTAATTTATGAGCTTTTTTTATACCTGTTATAGTATCAATACATATTAATACTCCAATCATTATAAGGATGCCACTTATTGGTAAAAAGAATGCAAAGCATATGGAGATAAGTGTCAAAAGTTTGGATTGTATTGATATTAGTAGTAGGGATAGTTGTGCTTTCATTGTTTAGATTCTATTTCAGATACTAGTAAAAAAGTAAAATAAGATATTAACAGGCATCCTGCTAATTTAAAATGTAAATCCTTAGCAAATAGCATAGAGATACCTGTAAGATATCCAAAACCAAAGACTAAGAATGATAATACTCCTGAGTGCTTCATATTATTAAGATTGAATTGTTATAACCATTACCTCCTGCACCTCCACATAGACCATTACATTCTAGTAAGCCATTAGATAAACAGTTACAGCCATCAATCATAGGTCTTAAGTCAGTATCTCGGTTAGTAGTACCTGTGAATATTGGATACAAAGCTTTATTCTTAAGCAAGTATCTTATCAATCTCTGCTCAAAGAATGCAGCCTTTTGTGCATAGTGTTCCATACTGAATGCTATAGTACCTCTATCTACTGATGAGCTGTTATCTCCGAACTGAGTTTGCAATCCTTTATTCTTTAGCTGTAGGGATAGACCAAAGACAGCATCTTCTGCTGCTCTCCATGCTATAATAGGCTGTATGAATGTTACTAGTACCTCCTCATCAGGATCTAAAGTCTGATCATTGTACTTAGTTAGCAAGTCATTATAGAATGTAGTACCTAAGATAGGCATGATTCTTAGTTGAGCTTGAGTAGCTAGGTAAGGAGTAACATTATTTACATCTACATTAGCTGTGATGGGTGTGTTATTCTTTAAGTAAGTTTCTGTTATAAAGTATAGCATCAGATTATAGGAGTTTGTGCGATTTGTGTTTTGCTTTTATCTCCTCCAAGTACAGGAGGTAAAGATGCTAAGGCTCTAATTTCATTCTCTGTCATAGTCTCAAGTACTTTAGTAGCTACTAATGGAGATAAACTATTCAAAGCATCATTAGTCTTAGAGGTATCTCCCTCAAGTTCTACTATTGCCTCGTTAATTATCTGATAGTTATTGATAGTGAAATCTGCATCAATTTTAGCTATAAATAGTAACTCATTAAAGATGTCAGCTACCTGGTCTCTTAATGGCATTACTACATTTTTCTCAAATATGATATAAGCCTGCTTAATATCTGAGCCATTACCTAGTGATCCTGTAGTACGAATACCCATTAAGATAGGATCAATGGTGTGACTAAAGCAAATCTGCTCAGTGTTTAGTTGTGATGCCTCTTGAAAGAGACTATCATTACCATTGGTAGGCAGTGACTCTATCTTAGGCAGTTGATCCTGACTATTAGCAAAGAATGCCACAGCTTTACCTGCATTAGCAGCACCTTTCAATCTATCAATAGTATTTCTTATCATGTTTTTCTCCTCCTCAGACTGAGGTCTTTTAGGGAACATCATAGCAAAGCTAGGAAATACTGAATTTTGGATATTACTTTTAGCAAAGTAGCTAAGTTCACCTGATAAGAATGCAAAGTTTAGAGCTGAGGTGTAGGTAGGTAGTGGATAATAATCCTGACCAATACTCTCTACCTCATATACAAATAACTGCTCATAATCTCTAGAGGTAGGAGTGTATCTCCTTATCTCCTGGACTCCAATCCTACTAGCCCAATCATCACAGATATAATATCTTTTTCTATCTAAGTTTACTCTAAGTTTCTCAGGTGATAGATTGACTATCTTTGTGAGCTTCATCTTATCATCAAAACATAACTTGAAATATACTCTATTATGTAGGATTAGTTGCTGAGTTACTGCAGGGACTACCTTTTTTATGTTTAGTTTTCTCTCTAGTGTATATAGCTCTAGCTTATCTTGAGGTGTAAGTCTATCAGCTACTATATTAAATCCACCACCTACAGCTGCATTCACTTTATAGCCCACTATTGAGCCATGCAGTGGACTGCTGTAGAATATTTGATTGAGTAGCTCAGGGAATAGATTATCCTGCCCAAATGGGATATATCCATTAGTCTGATTCCTACCATTTACATAGGGTAGTGTAAGATTTGCACCTCCCACCTTTAGGAATGGAGTAGAGAATGATTGATATCCCTCTACTATTTCATGCTTTACTGTTTTGAAAAAATCTTTTAATGCCATAATTACTCATAAATTGATGATACTATTGGTCCACTTACTACCATCCTGCCCTCTTCAATCACAAACCCTGTAGAGTTAGCAATAGTTGGAGGTGTGATAGTTGACTCATAGATGCTATATGTATACTGTCCTTTGATTAGTTCCAAATCTACAGGCTCATCTAGCTCAAACTGATTGAATCTTTCAGGATAAGCTGATAGATCAGCAGTGTAGAATGTAATAGGTGCAGACAGCTTGTCCATTTCATTCTGAAAAACAAATAAATAATAAGGAGTAGGCAGTGTACTTACCTCAGTGAGAGTAAGGATAATCTGATTGACCTCATCTTTTTTAATGTATATCATATAACTATATTATAACAGACTCAAAAAATGTTTAAAAAAAAAGCCCTAGTATTACTAGAGCTTTAATTATTAGGGTGTTAAATTACGATTGAACAGCAGGTGGAAAGTCTGTTGGATTTGATGTAATTAGTGTATTTGTTACCTCATAAGCCAAGTGCTCTGACTCTGCAAGTAATGTAATACTGTATTTAGAACCATCAGCTCTCGCTGTGCCTGATCCCTCACCTGTTGCAGTAAGTTGTACATTCTCAAAGTACCAATACTTGTCATTAGCATCCTGGATAAATACAGCTAAGTACTGCTGTCCTGATCCAAGTACATTGATAGCTTCTGACTTCTCTTTGTCTCTTCTATTGAACATTAAAGTAATAGTCTGAGTAACAAAGCTAGAGCCATTGATTAGATCTACTGCAGTATCCTCAGTATAGTTACCTGTGTTTCTGTTAATAGCAAAAGGTACACATGGAACACCTACAGTAATTGCAGATACTATCCAAGCTCCTCCTGATACTGTAACGCCTGATATCTCATCTTGTTGGTTTACCCATACATTTTTAATTCCTCCAATATTGTTGGAGCAGTTTTTTTGGATTGATTGTAATGCTTCACAGCTCATTTTATATATTTTAAGTAAAGGGAGCTTTCACTCCCTTAGATTTATAAATTAGTTAATTAAGATGCAGAGTTGTAGAATACAATCTCATTACCATTAACGTGAGTAAATCCTACTTTCATGTTTGCACGAGTTCTGATAACAGGTGTAGCAACAGTATCAGCTAAATTGATAGCTCGTAATGCTTTCCCATCACCTTCAGCATCAAAAGCATATAAAAAATTCCCTCTAGGTGAAGCCACGATAGTAGACTTACTAAGCATTCCAGGACATAATACCATCTTTATTCCAAGATAAGTAAAGTCTAATGCTTGAGTTAAGTTAGCTAGAGTGTTAGATGCAGCAACAGCAGCACGATAAGCAGTAGCTACAGGGGAAGATACATATATTCGTAACTCCTCTTGATTAGCAATTACAGCAGGAGGAATAGCAGCATAAACTGTAGCCAATGTAGCAAGTACATTTCCTGCATTAACAGCTGGAGGTGTAGCTCCACCTACTTCAATTACATTAGCAGCAT